CGGATCTGTTATATTGTCCGGATCTTCCGGATCATCTGGGATCTGCTGTCCCTTTAAATATGCTGCACCCGCCATAGTCAGCGGAACCATGTTGCCATTTGCAAGTAAAACGTCTCCACCCTCTCTGTCTGGAAGATCCAACTTCCTTCTGGCCTCGTTTGCCGTCATAACCGAACCACCAACAGCTGTTTTAAAATATTCCATCTGGGTTTTACTATCTGTACGGAAAAGCACCTTTTCGTTAAATTTAAAATAACACCCATCTTTCTTTTGCTGGTATGATGTAATCTTATAATTTATCTCTTCCTCATATTGCTTTATGATAAAAAGCTCTGTATCTTCATAGAACGACAACTGCTGCATTTCCGAATTACTATAAGACGACTTCGAATAATCGTTGATCTGATTCGGTTTTACTCCAAAAGCGGCCGCAATCTGTAATGCTGTATACTTTTTCAGCTCAAAAAACTGTGAATCTGTCAGCTTTATGTCTAAAGGTGTCAGCTTCATTCCAAGTGGTACCGGAAGGACTCGACCCATGTTTTTTACACCAGATCCAAACTCTTCAAATGACTTTCGCAGATTTTCTTTTGCCTTTTCATCAAGTTCTCCTGTATATTCCAGTGTTGCCTTTGCTGTTAATCCATTTTCATACAGATTATTCATAAATTCTTGCGACTTGGAAGCTCCTGCTACTGTTTCCCGTAGGATCTTCTGCACCGGAAGTCCCGTTATGCCATCAAACGAAAAGGATGTTTTAAAATGCATAACCTCATCTGTTCCAAATACATACTGTTTTCCCTGTATTGGATCAGTGTATACATACCATAATCGACCAACCCCCGCGAATAATCCGGCATCATCTACCACGATCTGTACACAATTGGATTGCATAACCCACAGATCCAGTATTTTAATATCTCCACCATATTTTTTCCGGTTAAATACTCTCCGGATATACACATATCCATTTCCATAGTGATTCCGGTTAATTTCTACTGTATTCCAGAATGTTGTTGGTGTCATAAAAGGGTTTGGACGTTCAGAGAATAATCTGGATATATCTGTAGGCTCTGCCTCAACAATCCCTTTATCCGTTTTCTGGTAGTATTTAATAGGCATTTTTGCCAATGTTTCAGATAGCATCTTAAGGCATGTGAAATATGTTACTTCTGATGTCGGTTTCCCTTTTCTTCTTAATCCCATCAGATCCAAAAAATCCGAAGAATTCAGTGACATAATTCCACCATTCGTGATGTTGCCATGCCACCAATCTGCTATTCTTTTCCCCAGTCTTTGGAACGGATTCATTACTCCTCGCCCCCTTTCATATATTTTTCATACATTGCCAGCCATTCATTAACTTCCTCGTTAATGTCCGGTCTGTATTCTTCTTTCATTGCCTCCGTCCATGCATCTATGATCGCATCAATCGGATCAATTCTCTCTGTCCGGAGTTCCTTGTCAATTTTTATTTCTCCATAGCTGTTCGATATTGTCTTAGCATTTGCTATCGACCAGGTAAGCAGCGGATCAGCCGGTACAACAATACTGCTGCCCTCTTTTCCTACTTCCTCTCCTTCTATTTCAACATTTCCAGCCATGATCTCCAACCGGAAGTCAAC